AATTGCAGAAATAGATGCATTATGTTTTGTAATCTCACTCTGAAAATCTGTAATAGATTTTTGTGTCTCGGTCATCTCTTGAATTAACTTAATTGACAATTGCAATTCTTCATCAATTTTTGATACCGCATCACCAAGTTCTGTTTTCTTTTTTTGCTTCTCTGTTATTTCACATTCTCTATGATCTTCGTCAATCGTCTGTTTACATGTAGGACAGTCTGTATTCTTTCTATAAAACTCAATTTCTTTTTCTACCTTTTTGAGATTTTTATTTATCTCATCTTCATATTTTTCTAATTTTCTATGTTTGTTTTGTTGCTGGTCGAAATTTTCGACCAGTTTGTTCAATCCTTCAATACGAGTTTCAATATCTGCAATTTGTAAATTGTATGTTGCAATATCCTCGTTTGACTTTTCTATTTTTTCTTGATTAGCAAAAATTAATTTTTCATTATTCTGCTTCATCTTTGAAATATAATCTTCTTGTAATTCTATCGCATTTTCTGTCTTGTCTAATTCTAATTCATTCTGGTTGATTGTATTTTTTAATTCAGAAGTTTTATTTTTCAATAACAAATTCATCGTAGAAAATACTTGAATGTCAAGTAGATCTTCAATGATAACTCTTCTATCTTTGGATCTTAATTGCATGAAAGGCACAAATGAAGAACTGCCTAGAATTACTATTTGTGTAAATGATTTATAATTTAATTTGAGAATATTTTTCTCAAGATGTTCTTGATAGTCTCTTGATTTAGAATCTTGATTTATTAACTCACCATCAACTTCTATTTCAAATCTATTTGGCTTAATTCCTCTACGAACAATAAAATATTTTTTACCAATTGAAAATTCCACTTCGGTGAGACAATTATTCTCATTAATAGAATTAATTAATTGGGGCTTATTAATATTCCTAAATGCAGTTCCAAACAAACCAAAAGTCAGTGCATCTAATACAGTGGATTTACCTGATCCATTTTCACCAACAATTAGAGTTGTTGGTTGATTTTTTAGATCAATTTCAGTAAAGTTTTGACCAGTAGATAAAAAATTCTTCCAACGAACTTTATGAAAGTTTATCATAATTTGATTTCAATATATCAATAATTTCTGATGTTTTAGAATATATTTTTGCATGTACGATATCTCGCATATGCATTTTACCCTTAACTACCGATTTACAATCATGCAATTCTTTTTCAAGAATCGATAACTCATCAAGTTTGTTTTTCAGTAAGGAGTTGAGGTTTTTTTCCATTTTCAAATTTATAATCCGATGTCTTTAAAATATCTCTCAAAACATTAATAATGTATGTATTAAGAGTGAGATTATTTTCATGTGCTTGCTTTGCAAGTTTTATAAAAACATCATCGGATATATCTAATTCAATAGTTTCCATTTTATCATTAGGCTGTAATTTCATAGTCTAGTGCCTCATTGTATAATGTTCGTATAAGATTGTCAAGTTCTTTTTTATTCTTCTGAATATTTAATGTGTCTATGTAGTTGCTCAAAATGGTCAAAGTATCTTCGGCCTCATCAATTACAGAATCATCATCCTCAAATTCAAGATCAACATTCTCAACCACAGATACATCTGCGACATCTGCCTTGTACAATTCATCCAATAGTGTATCAAACCAATATGGATTGTTCTTTTGAGTAACAATAACTTTAACAATTGTACCTGAATATGGAGAATAATCTTTGTCTTTAATGCTTTCAAATGTTTCTTTAGTATCATCATAGTAGATCTTATAAAACATGTGATAAGGATTTTTTACGAATTCCAGTTCTCGTGTATCTGTATCAAATACATGAAAACCTCTTTGATCATTATAATCTGACCAGGTAATTTCATAAGGATTACCTAGATAAGTGATACCGCCTTGAGTAGACTTATGATGAAAATGTCCACTAAAAACTAAATCAAATTTTGAAAACATATTAGCATCAAATCCCATATCGCATATGGAACCTCTATGCATTTCAAAACCATTAATTTCAAGATGACCCATCATAATTTGTGCAGAAGAATTATTGATTGCATCCATGCATTCTGTATAATTATCTGAATTAATCCACGGCATCATGAGAATTTTAGTACCATCAAAATCTTGTTCTCTTGGACTTGCATAAATCCACGGTTCAAGAATGTGATCTGCGGTACTAAAAAGTTCTGTAAGTGAATTAACCTGATTTGTATTTTTGTAGTAGATATCATGATTACCAACAAGCATATGCGTGTCAACATTCATTTCCCACAATCGTTCTACAAAATTTTCTCTCAAATCATTTGCGGTCTTAAAGTTAATGTATTTTCTTCTATCAACAACATCGCCTAAATGTATACATGTCTTTATGTTATTATCATCAATGTAAGGAAAAAATACATTGTCATAAAACTTAGAAAAATAATCTGCAAAAATTTTACTATCGTTTCTGGCACCCCAATGAGTATCAGTTATTAGTGCTATTTTCATAATCGAATACTGTTCTTTCCAAATTTAATTCTTTTTTCTTTTTCTTTTTCTTGATTCTTTTTTCTTCAAAATCTTCTATAAATTCAGATATCATATTTCTCATGTCAGCAGAACCAACAGTTGTCATATATTCATCTTGATCATCTATCTTGTCAACATGATCATTTAAATATGAAAGTCTTTCCATTTCTTTATATTTTACATACAAGTTTTTCTTTTCTTTTTGTATTCTTCTTACAAACGCCCAGTAAATAATTTGTGTAAAATAAGCAAAAGGATTTTTAGATTTTTCGGGATTGAAGTTGTGAACATATTGAAGACAGTTTTCTATTCCATCAGATATCATATCGTCTTTAAAAGCATAATTTATAAAGTTAGGTCGATAAGATAATCTTTCAGCAATCAATAAAAAACATTCACCAATGTATTCAGGAACTGGTGGTCTTTCTTCATTGTTTTCTTCAGCAATTTTAATTTGTTCCTTATATTCAATCATTGCAATAAGGAAATCTTCATTGTTAATATAATTTGACATATTATTCTCCAGATATTTTTATAATAGTATATCAAAACAAATCATATATGTCAACTTTAATAAAATTTGACAAACGAACATTTTTTATGTATAATAGGTGTGTACACATTAATAAATTAGTTTAAAGGTATAGTTATGATTTTATATTGAAATTGTTCTTCATTATAAGTTTTTATTCTTTCTATAAAATGTAAAAGCGTATAATTTTTGTGTGATTTGTATGATAAGTCATCGGCTATATCATACAATGTAGCAATTTCTTTTTCTTTATTTTTTCTTAGTCCTCTTCCTATGCTCTGTAAATTTCTTACTTTAGATTTAGAAGGGGAAGCAAAAATGATATTGTGAAGATTAGTAATGTTGATACCAGTAGAAAATGTGCCATAACTCGCAACGATGATGGCATTGGATTCTCGTTCAACGATTCCTCGAATTTGTTCTCTGTCATCTGTGTCAACTCCTCCGTGTACGAAAAAGACTTTTCTTTCATCTTGTACTTTTTCTTTTATTAAATTAAATAAAATTTCACCATGTTTTTCTACCATTTGAAATAAAACTAAAGAATTGTTTTTTAAACTTAAAACAAGATTTCTAATAAATTTATTTCTTTTATCATTTTTAATTAAAAAATTTATCTCATCTTTATATTTAAGATTTTTTAATTTTTTACATAAATCTTCATTATATTGTAAAACTAAAGATTTTATTTCAAATGGTGATAATGTTTTTTTGTCTATTAATTCTTTTGTTGTGATGACTTTGTAAGTTTTACCAAACAAACCTTCTAAAATTAATTGATGAGTTTGTGTTCCATCTAAAGTTCCAGTTGTTCCAAATCTATATTTTGTTTTTATTGTGCTTTCTAAAATTTTAGTTAAAGATTTTGCTTTAAACAAGTGTGCTTCATCACCTATGATTAAATCAAAATTAGAATAATAATTTAACGGTAATTTATATAAAGATTGCCAAGTTGAAATATAAATTGGTTTTTCTGAAACTTTATCTTTCCCTTGATATATTTGATGAACATTTTCAGAACTATTCCAAGAATCGTTTTTAGCGTAATCATTAAAATCACTTGCTAATTGAGAAACTAAAGATGTTGTTGGCACTATTATAAGTGTTTTGAAATTTTGAATTTTTTGTTGATAATATCTTATTAAAAGATAGATTATGAAAGATTTACCAGAAGCAGTAGGAGAAAGAAGTAAGCACCTTTCATGATTTATTGCATGTAAAAATGCATCAATCTGATAGTCTCTTGGTTCAACTGTAAGAACAAGAGTTCTAGTAAATCTTTCAAAATCTATCTTATCATATTTATTAATAATTTTAGGAAAACTTTTATATTCAATTTTATAATTTCTGTCCTTAGCAAATTTTATCGTATGATCTAATAATCCAATATATAAAGACTTATTTCTTAAATTAAATAATCTTATCTTACCATCCCACATTTTATTTTTGTACGATGGCATAAATTTATAACCAGGAACAAAAAAAGTAAAATAATCACTTAATTCTTGTGCCAAAGCAGGTTCAGATTGAACCGTCATAAAAACTTCGTTCTTTTTGTCTATTAAAAATGTATCAGGTTCGTATAGCATTATTTTAATAAACTAATCCATTTTTTTGCTATTACATCTGGATCAAATTTTTTCATATCAACTTTTGTTTTTTTATTTTGAATGTTTTCTAACCAGTTTTGAATATCGTTAATATGTGTATTTTTTCTAATGAACATATTATTTTTATCGACTAAAATTTCTTCTCCTGCATCTCCCTCAGTTGTTATAACAGGAACACCTAATTGATTTGCTTCCAAGTATACAAGTCCAAAAGTTTCTTGAGGTGATGTTGGTCTAAAAAGACATGCCGCATTACTTAAAGTTTTCATTGCTTGTTGATAATTCAATTCCCCTAAAAACATAATTGGATAATTAAATTTATTCATATCTTTTAAAGTGTTTTCCACGACTTTTACATCTGCTTTTTTTCTTTGTGGTGGTATTGATATATAAAAAGGTCTTTTCATACCGTTTTCATATAATGCAAAATATACCAATAATGCCTCTTTCAATCCTTTACCATATGCACTCATCCAATAAAGATAATCCGATCTTTTGTCTAAAGGTTTTAATTGATCCGACTCTTTTGGCACCATATAATGAATAACCTTATCATCTAATTTTTTATCTTGATCTATTGCCTTATTTTCACCCTCATAAACATATCTTTTAACTGCCTCAGAATTAAATATTCTAGAACATTTTCGATGACATAAAAACCAATTATGAAACCAAACATAAAAATTATTACATGAATTTATTTCCAATGGAGATACCGCAGGAATGTGTGGACCATAAGCATTATAACCTTTGTGAAAATTGTGCATATAATAAAAATGATTGCAACTTAATCTGACATTAGATTGTGCAAAATGATGTCTATAAGCATTCAAATGTTTTACATCATTAATGATTCTATCAGAACCATCAGTCTGTGAATGTAATAATGCAACATTGCAACCCTCCGATGCTAATTTTTCTGCAACTGTTAAAATTTGTCTTTCAGTTCCTCCTAAGGTTGATCCTTCTTCAGCATGTAATGGGGTATTTGTTTGAATCATAAAATCATACATATAATCACGCTCCTGATGTAAATTTTCTCCAATCAATTATATTCTTAATTAAAAAACCTCTGGTGTTCAAAGATTTTACAATTGATTCCAAGTAATTTATTTTTTCTTTTTGTATTTCAATTTTTTCATGTATATCCAAATAGTCACGATCTGAATCCATGAAACGATCTAAATCTATTTTGTTTCTAGTTTTTATATCCAATTCAAATGGCTCCCAGCCCATTCTTTCAAGACTTTCCTTGTCTATCTTTCCTGTGTAATATAACCATTTGACTTTCAGTATTTCTTTTTTTCTGGATTCTAATTTTACTAGTTTTAATTTTTCATCAGAAAAAATTTTAAAATATTTGTTATGTAACTCTGGGATTTTTTTTGCTTCTAAATCAAGTTGTATATCATCTAAAATACAATCACTGGACCATAATTTTTGTATTTCTTCTAAATTCATTAAACCTCATAATATTAAGAATGATCGCCAATTAACCTTTCTATATCATATGTAGTATAAGCAAATGTGGCATCCGATAAAACAATATCAGCATCAGTAGTTGCTGAATCCATTTCAATATCAGTTAAATCAACTGGAAATAAATTTGTAAATTTTGCCTTGTACTGAACATTTTTGTGACTTGTTAACACAAATAGATTACCATCGGAATATCTGTCACCAAATGGTTTAAAATTATTTTTATTTGCTAATTTAATATATTGATCTTGATTCTTGGGATAAGTTAATCCAACAATCCAATTATATATTTCTAACCAATTTTGTAATTCTTCATCTACTATAAATCGTACTCTTAATTCATTAAATTGTGCCTTATCTCCAGAGACAGGAAAATCTCTAAGAGGATTGGTAACGATTGGTGTACCCATAGAAATACCTGGCAAATTTGCTGATTGACAAAAAAAGTTTACATGTGGAATTTTGTCAATAGAAAAGTTAAAACCAGTAGGTATAAAATAATTTAAATTTTTTGGTCTATTTCCAGATGTTGCCATAAATCTTTTTCTGTAATATTTTTAACTTTTGGTATTACGTTATTATCATTACAAACTCTTTCAATACTTATCTCTTTATATTTATTAGTTAATATTTCAAAGCCTTTTAAAAATTCTATTGTTTCACCTGTATTTTTTGTTCCTAATTTCGGATAAGTATTAGTTCCATCATATACATTGTTTCTATCACCAAAAACATCAAATCCTATTAATATAATTTTTTCATTTGGATATAAAACATGTGCTAATCTGATAGCAGTTATACCTGCACTCATTCCCCAGTTATCATCATCCCATGGAAAATCATATATGAAATCCTCATCTGAAAACCAAGTGATATAATTTAAGTTATTTGTACCATTCATTAAAAATTTAAAATCAGTTTTTTTATTTTCTATAATATTATCAAAATTAAAATGATTTCTAAAATTTTCATCAAAAGAATTTTTTACATTAGTATATAATTTGTTTGATTTGATGTAATTAGAGGATATTATTTCATGTGTGATAGGTATGTCAATAGAAACTAAAAAATCAGGAGAAAAATCTCTATATAAAGCATTGCATCCAAACAGAATTCCGTGTTCAGATAATGTATTTAAATTAAAATTTAGACGAGATTTACCATTGCCAATTACAAATATCATAAAAAATCCATAAAAAAAGGGAAAGAGTTTTTACACCCTTTCCCTTATTTATACCATCAAATGTAATTGATATTACATGAGATTGTTTACTCTGACCAATCTGTAATACTCATTAGAATGAGTCGATGTGGTTCTCTCGCCACCAATATCATTGGTTGTTGCACTATAAGAACCAGAATCAACAAGACCAGGATTAACAGCAAAAGGATTTCTGACCATACCATAACGAGTCTTAAAACCGATTTTTGGCTGGAATGTATCGGTATTAACCGCACGTACCATTTGCAATGGAACATATGGGCAATAGAACATACCAGCATCATAGGAACTTGATCCTTTATACCCAACAACAAAATAATTACTATTATCTGTTACTGCATATGGATCAATGTATACTCTATAACGACCATTGAGAACACCGACAAAAGTATTACCAGTGTCATCAACCTGCATGTTATTACTGTCAAGAGCAGGTGCGTAATCAAGTACACCAGCCATTTGAAGTGCTGAAGCAACATCAGAAGAAGTAATGATAATATTACCTTTACCTCTACGTGTCTTCTTCGCAATTTCGTTGGCTTCTCTTTCGATCTGGAACATCATTCCTTTGAATTTCTCAACTGACCAACGACCATTAGAGTCAGTATCAAGATCAAAGATACCTGTTACAGTTACATTGTTCTGTGCGCCAATTCTTGCTTCTGAGTAAATCTTACGTACAACTTCTCTGTTGATTTCAGCAAGAATTTCAGCAGAAAGAATGTTGCTGAGTTCTGTTTCAGCATCAAGACCATGAACCGCTTTAAGATCTTGAGCAACTTCCATTGTGTAGTCGGCTCTCAAGGCTCTTGTTCTTGCAGTAACAGTTACCTTCTCAATTGAGAAAGCCATGGCTTGTGGAGTCATACTCTCACCAACTGTTGTTGTCAAACCACCACCAACATCCATTGAAGATGTATTAGATACAAAAGTGCCGGAATCAGTGTTAGCAACAATCAACAAACCTGGCTGATTGCTTGCAGTTTGAGTAACATCAGAATTAGCAGAATATGTTGTATCTGCTTCGTTAAAAAGTGCCTCTCCACCAGTTTGAAAATTGTTCATGGATTCATATCTTGCTCTCATAGCAAAAATAAGACCAGTAGGACCTGTCATTGGTTGAACACCGCAAACATCATAAGCAATCAAGTTAGGCATTGAACGTCTAACAAGAGAGATCATGATTGGATCATACTTAGCAATACCACCACCGTCAGGCATCGAACCTGCGGCAATATTTTCTGACAAGAAATTCTGAGAACTAAGAACTTCACTGTCTTCGTTCATAGATTTTTCTTGGTTTTCCAAAAGGACAGTTGTTACTGCCTTTCTGTATGGGTCCTTAATTCCACCCAACTCTGGGTGTTCTAGAATAGGAGCCCATTTTTTTTGTAATTGTTCTGACAAATACATTTGTATTCTCCTTACTCGTTATTTTTTAAGAGTTCTAGAAATTGCATCGGCATACTTGCTGATACGATCACTGGCTCCCGCAAATTCTACTGAAGAATCATTAGAAGGATCTACGTCTGAATCATCTTCAGTTTCACCTTGTACCTCATTTAATTGTTGAGGTGTTTCTTCTTCCTTAACTTCTTCACGGAAGTAATTTTCTTTGATAATTTGTAACTTTTCCATGTACTGTTCATCATCTTCGTATTCAATACCTTCAGCAAGTTTTTGTAATTTCTCTACTTCAACTTCTGTAAGATCTTCAGAAATGGAATAAATTGCATCACTCTTTTTATACTCTTTCAATTGTTTTGCATTATCAATGTTTTTATCAATTTCAGTATTAAGAGCGGTTTCTAAATCTTCGACTTTTTCAAAAAGATCGTCAACCAAATCAACTTTTTCATCAGGAATATCAATATAATGTTCAACGAAAAGATTTTTAAGACCAACCATGAAATCTTCTACGATTTCTGATCTGATACCTTTTTCGATTGCTAATTGATTTTCCTCCATCCATTCTTTGATAACATAATTCATAAAATCGTCAACTTTTTCGATTGTTGAATCACGGTTTTCTTGAATGGCTTCCTCTAGTTCTTGCTTATATTGCTCTTCAAGTCTCTCAACTCTGCTTGCAATTTCCTCATTTACTTTAGCAAAAACTGCGGCTTCAAAAATTGTGGCCGCTTTTTCTTTAAATTCTTCAGATAATTCTTCACCATCAATAAGTGCTTGAACATCACTTCCGAGATCTAATTCATCTGAATTGACAAAAGATTTTGTTTCTTTTTGTTCTTCAGAAACAATCTCTTCACCATTTTCGTCAAATTCAATTTCCTCATCTACTTCATTCAAAGCATTGAGAACTTCTTGAACTTCTTCTTTGCTCATCTCATCCAACTTATCATAAATGGATTTAACTAAACTCATTTTAGATGCATTTTCAGAAATGCCACCTTTGTCTAGTGGACGCTTTTTAGCAGATGGTACCCCTTTTGTAAAATTAGGTTTAGGGCCATCAGGAACCTCATTATTTACACCTGTATCTGAACCAGAAGCAGATGCTTTTTGCATAGGTTCTTTATTTTGACCAGCACCTGGGTAGGAAGCCTCATCAACTTGAGTCTCTTCACTCATTTGAGCGGTTTCACTCTCTAATTTTTCTTCCTGCTCCAGAGCCTCAATTTTTTCTTCTGACATGTGAAAACTCCTTATAATTTCTTGAGAATGTGTCTCATGTTTATATTTATACAATTTAAAGTTTTGATAGAAAACTGTTGAAGGCTTTCAATTTTACACTTTCCAATTTTTTAGAAGGTGCTTTAACAATTTCATTTTTAATTTCTGAAACTGTTTTTTCTTGAAGAACACCAGAATTCCATACCCACTCTTTTCCTTCCATGATGCCCTGAACGAAGGCCTCAGGAGCAGAAGGATCCGCAACTATGTCAGCGGCAGTTGCTAGATAAAAATCATCTTTAACATATTTTACACCACCTTTTTCTTCTAGAGAACCCATGCCTCTTGAAGAAACACCTAATTGTGCGCCATTATTAATTAAATTTTGCACAATTTGACCGTATGGAGTATCCATAATTTTTGCTTTACCGACAACATTATTACCATCTTCTTTAAGATCAGTAATCATATGTGATACTCTTTCTAAATTTATTCCTGGTCCCTCGGGATGACCGAGTTCACCAAATGCTCTATTCTTTTGTACATAATTATCATTATATCTTTTTACTTCGGTGAATAAAACATTTCTTGGATAAATTCTACCATTTTTGTTTTTCATTTCGGCCTGCATAAATGGACCGGAAATATACAGAGATTTTTTACCATTTCTTTCTTCGGTTATAACCTCTATATTTTCATTAATCTCTGTAATTAATTTCATGTTATCCTCGTTTTCTTTTTAACTCTTGTTGTCTTTTTACTTTAACTAATCTTTTTGCCATTTTTTTAATTCTTGGTAAAAAGCGAACTAATTTATCACTAATCATTTGTTTTTGTCCTGGAGACAAATCTGCATAATTTTTGCCGTGTGCTAATTGTTTTTTCTTATTCAACTTTGCTGATCGCATTGCTCTTTGCATCAAAGTTTCTGTTGATGCCATTTTTCTCAATGCACGTTGTCTTGCTCGGGCTATAATCTTAGCCCGTCTTTTCATCCTTTGACCTGCTTTAATTCTTTGAGCAATCGTAAATTTTCTCTCTTCTAAAGGAATATCTTCAAATTGTATATCTTCTTTTAAATGTTTGAGTGTTTTCATTTATTTAATTTTTGAATTCCTTTAAATAAACCAGATTTTAAGGTTTTCTTTCTTTTTAAATTTATTAATTTTTGCTTGACTTTTCTTTTTCTTAAAGCCTGTCTAATTTTTAAATTTGTTTTTGGATTGAATTTTTTTCTTTCTAACGCAGACATTTTTCTTAATCTTTTTTTACCTGCTAATTTTCTAAATCCTTTTCCAATTAATGCTCTATTTTTTCTATAGATATTTCTAAATGCTTTTCTTCTACCAGCAATTGTTTTAACTCTACTAATTTTCTGTATTCTTTTTGAATCTGCCTCTAAAATTTCATCTGTCATTATTGTGCATCATAATAAGTTTTTGAGAGTTCCCCTCGCAATGTGGTTTCACCTACTTTTCTACATTTAACGTAAGTTTTTAATGTACCACCACCAGGTTTTGTATATGTTCTTATTCCTCCAGAATATGTTCCTGGTGCATCAGAATAAGTGTCAGAAGCAGTTGCCGCATTGTCATATTCCCAAATACTATTTGATCCAGTGACAGTCACAAAAGCCATTATTCTCCTCTGCTTCTAGAAAAAGAAACCATATTCCAAAATTGTTCTTTACTCTCAAATAATTTGAATGAAAATTCTCTTTTATTTTCTTCATTCAATTTTTTATATGTTTCATATAAAACTTTAGCATCATCTGGTTCAACAATAATTTGTAAATTATCTTTTAAACTAATTTTATGAGATTCTTGAACTTTGCAAATTTGTTTTAGTAATGGAATTAAATCATCAATATGATGTATATCTTCAATCATATCTTCATCAGAAAAATCATTTTCCTCATATGGATTTTTTTCTGGACCATATTCCATCTCATATTCTAGATAATGTTTTACTGATCCGATATAATCGGCCGCTTTGGCAATTTTTTCTTGAACCCACGATTCTAATTCAATGTTATCATCTAGCATATCAAACAATTCTCTACTATATTTTTGCATCTTATAGAGATTTTGTTTAGCCATTCTGCCTTCGTAATCATTATAATTCATTTTAATTTTAGAAGGAGAATAATCGAAATCGTGATATTCTTTTATATATTTGTGTTTTAAGTCTTTGAATTTTTTCATAGTATTATTATTTATAATTTATTCTGGCCTACTATCCTGTTACGTTTATAATTCCATCAGACCCGATATTAGTATCTCCGGTTACATTTAATTCTGCTATAACATTTAATTTACCATTTACTGTAAGGTTAGGAATTGTTATAGGACCGCTAAGTAATGTGCTTTGATCTGTTTGAACCGTTACATCTGCATCAAATTCGTCAGGATGAGTTGTTAATATTGGGTCTGTGTATGACATATATCCTTATTTGCTATGTCGTTGTGTCTATTACTTTTGGATATTTGTTTCTTACTGCATTTCGTTTATTATGCATCTCGTTTGCATCACCCTCGTATTGTGCTACTGTCAAGTCATGTATAGATGGATATTCTTTTAATCTAAATTCTATGCAGTCATTATTCATTCCGTTTACAAACTTGTCCCATTTTCTTATAAACTCTTCATTCTCATAAATTAAATTATAATTATCTTTTTGTTCTTGCAACCATGCTTTACGATCAGCATCGTTTTTATCAAGCCACTTTTTATAATTGCCTGTGAGTAATGCTTCTTCTGGTTTAAAAATCATCTTATCCACCAATACATTGCACCATACTGACCTGTTCCTGGACCATCAGTATTGCCACCATTTCCTGTGCCACTATTTGAATACAGACATAGAGTGTCATCATCATAACCATATTTTGCATTTAAATACTGCAAATCTTGACCTGCCGCATTTTGATTAGAATTGTTTGGTGAAAGTGGTAATAATGCTAATGTACCATCCTTTCTATTTGAGCCTCCACTATCTTCTATGTAATAAATGGTGAATCTTCTATTAGGAGTTGAATGAGCAGTATTTCCTTCATCTTGATTTGTCCATACATTCCAAAAGATTGGATTATTAGCACGACTAGCAAATTGTGTAGCGTTTACTTGTGATTCGCCTGCATCACATAATGATGTAAAATATTGATTTACTTGATATCTCATTCTTAAATTATACGAATGTGTAAATCTTATATTGCACATTCGGTCATGATTGCTTCCTGCTTGATTAATTCCTTGATAAGTTGTACCTTGCACATGAGACATTGTATCAAGATGTTCGTCACTTGTCATGCCACCAGACCAATAATGTGTCTTGCCTGCTGTCGGAGCCCACCATTTTTTCCATGCAGTTGCTTGTTCTCGATAATAATACCAATCTGCAATTGGATAGCCATCAGTTTGACCTGCATCTGCAAATTGATTTCCTTTGTGTGAGAAAAAAGTTCTATTAGTGACTAGAATTCTCCAATATTTTATATCATTGTCTCCAAAGTTAGAACTAAAATCTCTATTATTATATGGGCCTTCAGTCACGCTAGAAGAAGTGGCAGGATTTTCTACCGGTCCGATTGGTTCTGTTGTTGTCATATTTCCAAATGTCCAGTGAGAAGCAGTAGAAATGGCGGCAATCATCATCCATCCTGATTTACCACTATCTGTTCCAGAACGAATCTTTGTATCGAAATCACAAAAGACAGGCTTTGTTCCTCCATTTGATGTTGTGATCCAATACCATCCTTTTCCTGCAGTTACATATCCATTATCATAAAGATAGGCGGCACTTGGTGCAGGATTACTTTGTACGAGACCTATCATGTCAGGTGAATTTCTTACATGACTTATCTTATTAGATGAAGAAGACATAGTAATATCACCTGTAACTGTGACACCTCCATCTGTAACTGTGACACCTCCATCTGTAACTGTGACACCTTCTGCAAATGTGGCGCCTCCTGAAAATGTTGCAGAAGTGTTTATAGATACATTACCTCCTGGTGTGTTTGGATCTATTTTATCTACTTTAATTATACTAGTCATAATTACACAATCGTAAGCGTTCCATTAATAGTTACATCTGAATTCAAAGTTACTGGACCAATTAATAAAGCATTTTCGCCAGAAGGTATTGTTAAATCATTTGAAACTGTATCTTTTGTAGCAAAAACAGGATGTAATGCTTTTTCTCCACGAGAATTATGATTTGAACTTCTGAATCCAGAAACAAAAATTTCTATTGATACTACATCATCAGCAGAAAGACCAGATGCAAATATAACTTTATTATTTATATCGTCAAGTGTATAATCTATTTCGCTTAATCTAGTGCCATTTAAATATACATTTACTCTATCAGATGCACTAAAATTAGTTACCACACTAAATTGTGTTTGAGATGCAGTTGCATAAAAAGTTTCTCTTACATATGATGATCTTGCTAAATCGGTTATTTCATTATGACCTACAAGATTTACATAATCACCAGATTCTGGAGCAACAGTAAATGTAATATATGTTCCGCTATCATGTATAGAATAATCAATACCTTCGTCTAATTTAGATCCATTCTGAAAAACTTGTACAAAATTTGAATTATACAAAACACCAAAAACTGTTCTAGAACCATCACCAATGTAAGATTGATGATCACCGATAATTTCTGATGCGTTTTGATTTCCTATGTATGGCATGTTACTCTGGTTTCTCTGGCCATGTTACAAGTGTGTTACTCATTATGATCCTGTTAATGCGGATATTTCATCATCTGTCAATCCTAAATCTTTTAATTTTTTATTTGCATTTGCTTTATCTGCTTTTCTTTTTTCTTCTGTTTCTATTCTTTTTTTTCTTCTTTCTTCTATTTGTTCAGAAATTTCTTCTAATTCTTTGATTTCTTGGTTGGTCATTTCAACCAAATTATAATTGACTAATTTTTTCATGATTTAAATCCATAAAGAGTTGCAGTACATTCAAAATTACCAGATGAACCAGCAGAAAAAGTAAAACCTGTTAATGCCGTAGTGGTTTCTACATTACACATGTGATGACCTAAAATTGCACGATAAGTTCCACTTGAATTATGTCTGTTTGAAACATGTTGCCAGTATACATTTTTATATCTAGTTGTACTTTGAGGTTCTACTATTCTTAAATGATAGTGGGCACTTCCAGCAGTATTACCATTGTGAGGCATGTGCCAAGTATTGTCCATGTGAGCAATACCATTGCCATCATTGTCTGCTCTGTGAGATTCCCAAATACCTCCACCATCATTCGCATTACCATTTGCAGTAGTCCAATATGCTAAAGAAGAATTTGAAGTGCCTCCTGTATTTGCTCTCATAAAGAATTCTTCGTTATTAGAAGAAGTTGCTTTCCTTACATTTTTCAGATGTAATTCATAATATGAATATATTGAATCATCAAAGTATCCATCAATCGATAATGAAGCAACATCACTAGCCGCATTATGATATAATTTTACGCATGATGATAATGATGCTGGAAGAGTTCCTGTAGCATTTGACAAATTCAATGTAGGAGAACCTGTCAAATTAGAACCTAATACTGGTTCATCCGAACCTGTCTGTGTTAAAACTGTTTTTCCGCCTAATGTTAATGTTGCCATATTACTCCGGTTTCGTTGGCCATGTTACATTTGAGAGTTGACCATTCTCATCTAATTCTGGTGATGCAGTTGATGGTAAATCTCTTAATGATTGTCTATATGTTTGCCAATCAGAATCATTACTTAAAGTTACATCTCTATTTTGTGTCCAATCTGTCTCCACTAATTTTTGGTTTCTTTCTTCTCGTAATAAACGCATTGGAACTTTTGAGAGCATATTAGATACTTCAGTATTAACTGCATTTTCATCTATTAATATTTCATTTCCATTCACATCAAATGCTTTGTCGTTGACTTGATTATGCACATTTGGATAAAGTTTAATTACTGCTTCGTGTCTCATTGTGCAATCTCCATTAACATAAAATGAGAATATCCTCGATGATTATAAGAATAATTACCATCATCGTTGTCTCTATTAATAAATACCTTTCCGGCATTAGAATAAGTATGTCCTGCTTTAACTGAATATGTATGGCTTGAAGTATCAGAAGGCGTATAATTAAATGAAAAAGATGAGTTGTGCATAATAAACTGGTCATTAGTAGCATTATCATTTCTCATTGTTGATACGGTCACTCTTGCTCTATCATTTTCAGCATCGCCTAGAGCAATTTGAGTTGAATCATAAAAAACTTTAATTGCTCCATATCTTCCATTTCCAGATAAATTAACATTACCAAATCCTAAAACTTTGTTACCACTACTTACACTCATTGCAATACTGAATTCTTGTCCACTCACACCTGTCCCAATGTTCACAAATGTCATACCATTATTTGCACCATCACCAACAGTTTGAATACCAGTAAACTCTACAAATTTAACTTGAATTATATGACCAGCAGGAAAAGTTGCACCAGTTAGATTTCCTGATGCACTATTAAAATTATCAATACTAATGTTTCCACTCGTTTTTGATATGACGGTAGTTCCGTCTATTGATAAACTCGCATCTGGCATTTTATTATCCTGTCAAATTTAATTGACCATTTGCTCCGATTGCTAAATTTGTAGTAATATTCAAATTATTTATTGCATTTAATGTACCGTTTATTGTAATGTTAGGTATTGTTACAGGTCCTGAAATAATAGCCGAACTGTCTGTAGGAATTATCACATCTTGAGTGAATTCTTTTACATTAATACCTACATATATTGCTTTATCTTTTGCTCTAGAAGTTGCCATACTATTTTTCCTACTGTTTTATTTCTATTGCAACCATATTACCTCTACTACCATAATCAGCATTCGCATTATGATTAGTGTCTCCTATTATCCAGTTATCAGCACTGCCTCCATATATTCTTCCCCAAACTTGATAAGTTACTGTAAGTGTTGTATTTGGGGAATCAAATCTAGAAATATTCCATGGAGGATAAAAATCTGCGGTATAATCATCTCGATTTAGATAATTTTGCCACGAGGCGGCGGCAATAGTTGCATTTAAAGAAGAGTCAGAAGATACATTTCTTCTGACCTGATAATCTTGACCAAGATTGTCACTTACATTATTCATTACAGTTTTTGCCCATCCTTGAATCCAAATTAAACTATTGGAAAATTTTGGTGTGATACTTACATCTAATTGAGTGGCATGTATATATGCCGCCGTATTAAAATCATACGTAGTGGTCATCTCTCCTGAATATTGAACTTGTACAATCTCACCTGCAGTATATTTTACAGAAGTATTAAAGACAGGCGTGTTATCATCTGTCTGTGTAAAAACTGTCTGACTACCCATCTTAAAATTTGCCATGTTACTCCGGTTTCGTTGGCCAATCGTTAAACACTAATTGATTATTACTATCAAGATAAGGTTTTTCAATAGTTTCATTTGCGATGTCTTGTGGTAGATTTCTTAATTTTTTTCTATACTCTAATAAATTTGTATTGTCAATACCCATTTCATTATTTCTTTGCACTTCCCAATCGGTAGACTCTAGAAGCATTTTTCTTTCGGTTCTTATTAAATTAACAGGCAGTACATCTCTTTCATGAACTATTGCCTTTTCTTTTACTGCATTTAAATCGACAGAAATTATATTCATATTATTATCATATACAATAAATTCATTTGGTGATTTAAAATCAATAGTAGCATGTTCAGGATATAACTCTTTAATTGCATGTACAATACTATCTTCTCTTTTAATATTCATGGCATAATTTCCCACAATGTAAAATTTGAACCGCCAGTTCCTGAATAAGTACCAGAAGTATCATGAGCCCTATTAACATATCCAGAGGCGGAAGTATAAGCGGTTATTGCAAATTGTAACTTATAATTTATTGTTGTTCCTGATGACTGTTGATGGTCGTCAGCAAAAAGACCCGTATATGGTTCGGCAATGTGAGCCCCTACATGAGGTAAGCCTCCACACATACTACTATGTTGTTGACCATGACTTCCTTCTGTTTGATGCATATTAGTTGAACTTCCACCAATGGTTCGGACACATCTTAAATGTCCACCAGACCATACACTACTTTCATCTGTTGAAACCTTTACATCTGCTTGTACAAATATTAAAGAATTTGTTTTTTTTGTTG